CTGAAAGTGGAATCCAACGTTGATCTTTAAATGTTACTTGATTGTTACTTAAGTTTTTTGATTTTTTAAACGATTCAAGGTTAAAGTTTCCTTTGACAGCACCAGAAATAGCTTCTGTTAGTTTTTTCTTAGCCATTTTTTACAGATTAGAAAGGTAAATCGTTGTCTTCATCATCAAATTTAGATGGAGCTTTAGCGTCAGTAAACAAAGCATCAAACTCATCTTCATTAAACGAAGACTTTTTCTTAACAGGAGTTGAATAACTTGTAACTACTGGAGTTACTGGTTGTTCAACTTCTTCTGTTTCTGATTCTTCTACGTCAGCTTCGGGATTCAACCAAGTCAACAAAATACCTTTCATTTCATCATACTCATACTTTTTGTACAGAGCCAAAATTTCAGGTTGTTCACTCATCCACATTTTAGCTTGTGCACTGTTGTCACTCAAAGGAGTAATTTTAGTACGAGGACGTACTGTAGACTTATTGTACTTAGTACCAGTTACTTCAGGTCCTACAGTTTCAATAGTCAAATCACGACCTTCATAGATGTCAGAAAAATCTCCGATGTCTTCGTCAGCAACCATGCTCAACAATTCAAGGTAAGTTTCTTTACCAAATTCCCATAAACGAACACCTTTTTCTTCTTCACCCCTAACAATGACTGGAGCAAATACTCGCATTTTAGGTTCGATTTTTTTAGCCAACTGCCAATTTTCTTTTTCTGATGACTTGCGAAGTTGACTTGCAAATTCTACGATAGGATCTTTTTCACCAAAGTTAGTCAAAGCAATCATTGAACGATTAGCTACACCATAGTGAAAATAAACTTCTTTAAAAGGATTTGATTTGTCAAACTTACTAGGAACGACACGAATAATTTGTTTACCTACAGCAGGTTTCCAAAAGTTTTTTGCTCTTTCTTCTTTGTTTTGAGAGCCCCCTTTCTTGTTTTGAAGGGAATTCAAGCGATTTTTGATTTGATTAATATCCATAACAATTTTATTATTTCTCTACTAATATAACAAATAAAAGGCTAAAAGCCAATTATATATTAATAATCTTGTAAATTTTTGTATTTAAAATGCGAAGGTCAGGACCTTGAGTTAACAATATACTATTTTGATAATCATTCCAATTTACTTTAAATTGGTTGTCTAGCATACCATTATTTAGTTCTTTAATTAAAGTATTTAAAGCATTAATAGTATATAAAGTGTTTGATTCTTTTTTTCTGTGTAATAAAATAGTATTTTCAGGTATTTCATTAACTGAATTTTCTGTATCTATGTTATAGGTAATTATATATTCAGTTGTTTGAGGACTTTCCAATACAAACATTTTATCGTACAATATAGCATAACGTGAAGTTATACCAGCAATAGTATCTAATAAACGATTTTGGGCTGTAAATGAGCACAGTAACTTATTCTTCATGTCAAAGGGAATACTATTGATAAATATTGGAGAAATATCATAAACCATAGTCTAGTCCTTTCTTCATTTTTGTCGTATAGCCTGTACTTTCTAACAATTCTTTTATTTTAGTTACTGTTTCAATTCCGTCTTCTTTACTAAAGTCTATAAGTATAGAATCATATGTGTAAAGAATTATTTTACTCTTCTTAGTTTCTAAAAAGTCTAATACTTTTCCAACCAACTCTACATTACTTTTAGTTTCTAAACTTTGAATGTAATAATTAAATATTTTTGTTGGACTTAATTCATCAGACTTATGTAAAATTCGACCAGTTGCTAATTTTACTCTGTCTTCTTGATTGTAAACCAACCACATTTTTTTAATTAGTCCATTGACTTGTCCAAAGTACACCTTATTTCTGTGTTCTTCTTTGATCCCTCCATAAAGATTTTTGAACGTAATTTCCTTCGCTTCTTCTTTTGATACTCCAAGTATTTCTGATATATCAGCATAGGGATCACTACTGAATTTAAAATTAAAAAGGGAACCAATAAGAGAAGGATGGTAAGCAGAGAAGTCATATTCTATTAAGTAATCGTTGTTGGGAATAAATACATTTCTTGCGCCGTTTTCTTTGGGAAGTGCGGCAAAATTAATGTTGTTAAATGCGTTGCTCGGTCTTGTAGTAATGTTGTAAAGATTGTACGAAGTATGTATTTTATTTTTGTTAATACTGTAGTCTTCAAATGTAGGTTCAAAAAAGTGATTGAATTTAGTTGGACTAATTTTAATTCCTTCTTGTTCAATTCTTTTAAAAACACTGGTATATTCTTTGTCAAACCAAGTATTTGGTCTGTAATTCATGTGTTGTTTTATTTTAGTAAAAACATGATCCCATTTTTCTAAGTGTTTAGTAACGGGAATTATACTGTTAATATTGTTTCTAAAGTAATGTTCTCTGTAAAAGTGAGTATGAGCAGGTGTACCATATTCATCAGCTTTAAAAACTTTATTAGTTTTATTTAAAATATTAAACTGAATGTCGGTTGTTTCTAAAGTAGACGGTAAAAAATAATCATGGAACTTTTTGTCTAAAACATAAATAAGTTTGTGTTTATTTAAGAAATCTAACACATCTTGCCAATCTAAATTAAATGTTTCACTGTGATTAATTGGAAAAATGTAGCCTTTACTGTTTAAACAATGATAATAAACCGCTACTATATTGTTAAATTTAGGATGAAAACAATTATTGCCTGGAATGATTTGAACAAAACAAGAATCTTCACAGTATTCTTGTAGTCTTTCTAATTGTAGTTTTGTTTCAATGATCGCATGCATAACCTTTATTAATACTATAAAAAAAGGCTTGGTAAAAACCAAGCCTCTCTATTATCTTCCTAATTGATCTAAATCTACAGGCCTAGCATCTTTTAATGAACTTCTGTTAGAAGCAGCTATTATAGCATTTGCTAGTTTACTTGTATCTTTAGTAATAGTACCTTTTGGATCAATGTATTTTAATAAAGCAAAAATTAATTGTTCAAATTCTTCTCTATTGTTTATATTATTTAAATGATTTTTTAATAATTTTAAAGTTTCAATAACCTTGTAAACTCCTTCTGTGTCTGAAGGAGTATCACTTTCTTCTTTCATAGCTCTAACTTTACTAGCTAAAGAACTTAATGCTGTTCTAATATCTTGTTTTTGTTTAGCAAAGTTTGGATTAACTAAAGCAGCCATTCCTAAAACTAAAGCTTCAAATTCATCGTAAGTATTAATTCTACTTAAAGCTGTTTTTAGTGATGAATTTGACTCAATGTCTTTTTCTAAAACTGACACATCAGGACGTTGTTTTTGAATTTGTTTTTCTAATTCTTCAGATACAGTAATATCTTTTAACTGTTTTTGTTCTTCTGGAGTTAATTTGGACTTGTCTACATCATCATAGCGAAGATTATACATGTCCATTAACATAGCCATTACTTCTACTTTATTTTTTCTAATAGCATCATCAGTAACACCAATACTTGCTAAAGTTTGGTCAATAGCAGCTTCATTTAACATGTTTCCTAATGAAATATTTTCAGCTACTCCTGATCTTTTAAATAATCCTGTTGATTTTTGTCTTTGACTTAAGTTAATTCCCGTTACTTGTTGAAACTTCTTTAAAAGAGTATCAGGACTTTTACGTAAACTAATAACAACTTTTTTAGTATTAGGATCCCAAGACTTATAAGTTGTGTCATTTGGATCTCCTTTAATGTTAGGATTAGCCATTTTTAACACACTAAATATTTCTTGGTTTCTGTTTAAATTTTTATTTTTAAATAATTTTTTAGCTTCATCAGGATCAGCATCTCCTACAAGGATGGGTTTTACATCATCTGTTCTTCTTTCAGTTTCTTTGTCGTCTTTATTTTTAGGAGAGTCGTCAGTTGGTTTAGGGGCTTTTTTCTCTCCAGGAATGTCTACTCTTTGACCCATATCATTAACTCCTTTACCAGTAACGGCTACAATAGGTTGCCAGTTCTTAATAGTATATGTTTTACCACCATCAGTATCCACTTTATATTTAACTACAACACTTTGGTCAGCTGTATAGTTAGTAGCTCTATGTTGGGTTTGATCATCTACATTACTGTCTGCTTGAGTTTGAACTTTAAATACAACTTTAACTTTATCTCCAAATACTCCTTTAACTTTTTCGATTATAATTTTTTGGATTTCTTTATCAATATCATCTCCAGTAGCAGCTCTTGCTTTAACTAAATCTGAACCATCGTTTGCTACGTTGTCTTGGTCTCCAGCATTACTTGAAATGTGACCAATTATGTCTCCATCTACAGTAATAGTGTCAGTAACTCCTTTTTCTGCTATTACTTTTTGTATTTGATTTAATACATTATTTGTACCTTTTTCTACAACCCATTTCTGCTGTTCAGGAGTTAATTTATATTCTCCTACTTCAAATGTGGCTGCTGTTGATATATCATCAACATTTTCATTAGGAATTAAACTTTTTATTTTGTCTTTAAATACCTTAAAGTCTTGATTGTCGATTTGACCATCTCCACCTAACTTGATTGGTTTTTTAATACTGTCAGGAACATCATCTCCACCTCCAGCTGATGTTATTTTATCTTGATCAACATCACCCATATAATCAGGATTACTTCCAGTTACATTATCTGGTGTATTATCTATATTTACGTTATCTCCTGTAATTGCTTTAACTAATTGACCAATTGGTTCAGCATTTGCTCCTACAGTAGCTGAAGCTAATACTGGAGCTACCATCGCGGCTGTTAACCATTTGAATTTTCTAAAAAAGTCTCCTATTTTTTGAATAACTCCCCCACCAGCATAGTCTGATGATTTTTCAATTCGTGCTATGTTTTTTGTATTTGATACTATCCATGCATTGTTAACATCATCATAGGCTTGAATATATTCTTCACCAGGTATTAATCCATTAGGTAAATTTTTAAAGTTAGAAGCACCTATACTTTTATCATATTTACCCTTCCAAATAAATTTTGCACCATTTTCTAATTTTTCTAAATCACTTACAGATGAAATTTCTACTGCTTTTTCATCAGCTTCATTGATTTTATTGTTAGATAAAGAATAAATTTTTGCTAATTGTAAAATTGTTTTTAAATCAGATGGTTTTTTTACTCCACTCCCTGAAAAAACGTCTCCAATGTTTTTTACAAATTCACTAGGTTTTTCACCATTCTTTTTAAATTGATTAAAACTATATTGTAAATATTTTTTAGATTGATCTGTTGCTTTTTTAAAAGTATCTTTTACTTTATCTACAAAACCCTCATTTAAAAGTTGGTCTTTTGAGTAATTATTGATTAAGTTTATTTCATATAAAGACTGAAGAAATTCTTCAAATTCTCTTTCTTCGTTTTGAATATTTGCTATTCTTAATACATTTAAGTGTTCGTTTAATAGGTATTTCATAGATTATATACAATAAATATTATTTTTTATAATAAAGAGTTAAATCTGTTAAATAATCTCTAATGCCAGGCATGGTTTTTTGAGCTTGGTTTATAGATCTTAAATTAGAATCAATAACTCCACCTTTCATTAATATATCATTTTCTTTTACATCATACAACGGACCACTAATTTTCCATAGTAATTCTACGTTATTGAAATATTTACTAAGATTACTATTAACATAAGTAAAATAAGTTCCTTTATTTACTTCTACAATAACAGGTTTACTACTTAACAAGTATTCTAAAAAATATCTTACAAAAAAAGTTTGATCATATTCTTGTTGTGTAGGAGGTAAACTATTAGGTATGGGATTAAATGATTCTACTAATTGAGTTTTTGTTTTTCTAGATATTGAAAGATAAGCAGTAGAAAGACCAGATCCTAAATTAATATTAGGAGAAGGACTTTCAATAACATTAAAAGAAGATATTAGTTGAGGTGAATTAACTGTTAATTCTTTACCAGCATACGCTCGTCCATTAACATCTTTCCTATAATAACCTACATAATTTGTTAAATTGGAAGTATAGTAGTATTCTCCCCCATTAGTATAATAAACTCTAGGATCTATTTTATTTAATGGAATATACATTTATGTTTTTATATTATGTGAATATATTATAATTACCACCGTTATTTATAAGTTCGTTTTCTTCTGCTGGGGTAACGTTATTACCATATCTTTCTGTATCTATTGTTTTTCTACTTTGTTGATTTGTCTGTGGATCTATGTATAGGTATGTAGAAGTCCAGTTAATTTTACGTCCAAATGTTTGGTGGATTGCTGAAGTTATAATAATATTAGGATTAGTAGGTTGCATGTTTTTTTCTAACCACCAAATATGATTGTAATTATTAGCAGGGGCTGAGGCTTTTTGGTTATCATATAATGGATGACCTAAAGAAGTTGGTTGGCCATACATTACATAACTATCAATAAAGAAAAATTGAGATAATGAAAATTGTCCTTCTCCTAATCCAAAACTAGCATTATATGCTTCTTTTACAAGTTGAAAGGGAAAATCACCTACTCTATCTGAAGCTGTATTTAAAAAATTTTTAATATTATCAGTTAAAACTTGGTTATTTAATGTGTAAAAATCTCCATTCTTATTTATTACTGATGTTACTGGTGGGCCAAAAAAAGATCCTTTACCGTTGGGATAGAATAGACCATAATTTGAAGTTAGAATTTCATTAGTTTTATAAAGAAAATCTTGATTAAATCCTTCAAATACTTCTTCAGAGGCAATACCTGCTGGAAACCCATTACTAGCTATCCAATTCAATGTTGCTTCTACAGTTTTTCCAGTTGTAAATTCTACATCTTTTCTAAGAACACCACTACCAACAGATGTTTCTTCATTTCCATATATTGATAACCAATTATTTACCCACGATTTTACAAAATTTTCAAATTCTCCAATAGGAAATGAATTTGATGGGGGTGTTGATGGCTCTAAAAAGCCTTGAATATTATTTTCCCAATATTTAGTTACATCATCCTTCTTATAATTAAGTAAATAATCATCAATGTTTTTTGTAAATGTACCGTTGTTAGTAGTTGCGTACAAATAACCTATTAAGGATTTTACAGTTTGAAATTTAATAAAATCTATTAAAATAGGATACAATATAGCAATAGCTTTTAACTTTTCAACAAAATCTTCAAAACCACCTCTATCTTGTGTAATAAAATTTTCAAACTTTTTATCTTCTAAAATACAAATTTGAGTTTCTAATGTAGTTTCCCATTGATTGTCTTTTAAAGAATGATTTATTTGTGTTATAACAAATCCTAAATTTTTATCATAGTAGTTTTTAGGAATTACGTTTTGTTTTATTCTAAAGATTTGTCCTACAACTATTCCTCCAATTCCTTCTAATGTAATTCTTAATTTAAAAGGAATTAAAGCCTTAAAACCTAAATCACCATCAAATCTTAATAAAGACTGTTTTAGAAGAGTTGAAGGAGTAGATAAACTTCTATCATTTTGGTTAATTAAAAATTTAGAAGTAGGAACATCACCTGTAAGTAAATTAGTAAGAGAAGTAGATTGAGTAGGTCCTATTGAAGTAAAATTACCTCCTGTACCTACTATATAATCTCTAGCATAAACCATAAGTTGAAGAACTTTTCTGTAAAAACTACTATTTTTATTGTTTTTAAAATAATTACCTTTTTTACCATTAATTTCTTCTCCTTGACCCTTTTCTGTTGATAATCTGTCTGTTAATCCAGCATTTAAGTAAACTTGACTTGAATTATAAACGTCTCCTAAATTAGCTTTTGATTGAGCTGCTATACCTACAATTGTACTTTGGTTTTCAAAAATTTGACTTTCTATGTCTACGTTTTTACAAATACTACCTAAGCCTAATAAATCAAATTCATAAAATGTGTCTTTAGGTTGTTTATTTAAATAATAAGTATCTACTAGTTTAGCTGTATTTTGATTAGGGCCCGCTGTAGATACTATAAAGTTATTTAATCCTCCTAAAGCTGTTGACACTTTATGCATTACACTTTTTATGTAGTCTACCATAACAACTCCATTATCATAATCACTAGACTTTATTTCTCGATATATTCCTAATAACAAGTCTATATTTAACAATATGTTCTTTAATTGGCCGTTTTTAGCAGTTTTATTAAAAAATTGTAAATTATTATCATTATAATATACCTTTTCTCCTTTTCTATCTTCGGGATCACGACCAAAAATTGGAGGATTTATTCCATTTTGTTTAGTTTTAAAATTAGGAATATTTAAGGCTCCAAATTCTTGTAAAAAAGCTCCTTGGTTTTTCACTAAACAAACTCCAGCATCAATAGAAATAGAATCTGGTCCTGCTAAACAATAATCAGTATTTTCAGGTACTAATAATCTAACAATATCTGTTGTTTTTCCTGATTTTGATTTTTGTCTTAGGTTACAATAAGATCCTACAATTGCTAACCATATATCTAAAGTAATGTATTCGTATTTAGATCCTACATATCCATCACCATTAGGATCCGAAATTACATATTTAAAATAAGGTTGGTCGGCAAGTCGTTTAGCTTGATCTGGATATCCTGAATTAGTTAATTTTTCTTGAATACTAGTGAAATTAACATAATTTATATCGTAATTCCAACTGCCTGAGTATTGAGATTCATCTAATGTTTGAAAATTAGTTGTTCCCGATGTATAGTTTACTATACCTTCTTCATTTGCTTTTAAAC